TAAGTATATTTTCCTCTAAAATCTTTTGAGTTGCACGGTCATCTGCCTGTTTGTGCATCTTTTGACCATCAACTTCTATTTCAAATAGATTTGGTTTAATTGATCTTCTTACAAGATACTGTCTTCCGCTAATATCAAACTCAACTTCAACACAACAATCCTTTTCATTTGTTGCATTTATGAGTTGAGACTTATTAATTTTACGAAAAGGTTTATTAAACAAACTAAAAGTCAAGGCATCCAACACAGTGGATTTACCTGTACCGTTTGTTCCTACTATCAAATTCGTTGCATTTTTTTGGAAATCTATTTCCGAAAACTGGTCTCCAGTTGACAGAAAATTCTTCCATCTAATCTTTTGAAACGTTATCATTCTTAGGTGGTGGAACGACTATATCGTTCGGTGTGATCACAGCGTACTTATAATTATACAGCTTACATGTCTTTATGGCAACTGTATCTTCAATTTCTATAACATTTAATGACGTATCTTCATCATCATTCAACATCATAGCATATCTTTCCGCATCATCCTCTTCTTCAAACATAAAGAGAACTTTTTCTCCATACCGATTTAAAACAGCATAGGCACCATCGTCCTGTCTGTGTTTAAGTGTAAGAAGATACATTAGTCTACCTCGCAAGCTTCGGAGTATATTTTCTGTAGAATGCCTTTAATTAGAGTTTTGTCTCCTTCAAATTCAGATTCATCAATATAACGGTTCAATATACCAATTGTATTTTCAGTTTCTTCGACTTCAAAATCTTCACTTTCATTTAAAACAAAGTTTTCAATTATTTTTAAGTCTTGAATACCAGAATTATATAACTTATCTATAAATTTTTCAAATTGCTTTTGGTCGGTTTTCTTCTTAACTACTACTTTTATAATCTTATCTTTATATTCTCTAGTATCAAATAACTTATAATTAGTATCTTCATAATAAAGATTATAGAATAACCTGTAAGGGTTGTTTACGGGTGTGTGTTCAATTGTTTTTGTATCAAAGATATGAAACCCTCTTGTATCCTTAACATCATTCCAGAACATTTCATAAGGGTTTCCAAGATAGTATATTTTTCCATTATCCGATCTTGTATGATAATGACCTGAGTAAACACGATAAAATTTATCAAATACCTTTGTGTCCATTCCATGTTCCATTGTATGACCACGAGTTGCAACAAAACCATTTAACTCAAGATGACCCATAATTACACTTGCCTTTGTAGTATCCATCATCTCTAAGGTCTGTAATTTATTCTCTTCATTAATCCAAGGAAGTAATAGTATATCGAGTCCACCTAAATTAATATTCGTTGGTTCTGCATAAACTTTTACATTATCATATTCCTTTAATAAAAGTTCCACTGTATTAATTTCATTCGTATCTTTGTAGTATGCAGTGTGATTACCAACGATTGTATGGACTGTTATACCCATTGCTTGCAATCGGTCATAGTAGTTCTTCTTTGACCACTCAAGCGTTGCTAGGTCAATATTACGACGATTATCAAAAGTATCGCCCATATCCATAATCGTATCAATCTTATTTTTCTCTAGGTATGGAAAAAAGGTATTATCGTAAAACTTTTTGAAATAACCATGTATGTAATCAGCACCTTTTCTTGCACCAAAGTGCTGATCTGTAATAATTGCTATCTTCATTTCTTCTTCTGTGGTTTTTGTGGATAGTATTGGAAACCTTCGGTTTGCTCACGCAAATCAGATATTCTAAATGTTATCATCTTATCCCAAGGTGTGCCATCTTGATCCATCAATACAGCAGCCTTTTTACCCTGTATCCTCTGAACACATCCAACATATCCTCGATAGATTGAATTTTCATCTATCACCTTAACTGTAGAACCTGGTAGAATCATCTGTTACTTGACTTGTATTGAATATTATCTTTAATTGTATTATAATCAGAACTTGCACCAGAAAGTGCACCATCATCAACAGTCATGACTTCTTCAAATCCTGTCTTTTCAATTATCTTTGTCTTAATCTCTAACTGTTTCTTTTCTTTTTGTATTCTTCTTAAAAAAGCATAATGTATTATTTGAGTAAAGTATGCAAATGGATTTCTTGACTTCTCTGGATCAAAGTTATGAATGTACTGAACACAGTTCTCAATACCATCAGATATCATATCATCACGAAACATATAATTAACAAAGTTTGGTTTATATGATAAGTGTGTTGCAATCTTTAAAAAACAAGAACCTAAGTAATTTGTAATACGTGGTTTTGGTAAATCATTTTCCTTTGCTTCTTTCACCTTTGCACGATAAACAATTAGTGCCTCTAACAGTTCACGATTATTTACATAATGCTCTGATTTTTTCTTTGCCATATACCTGACTGAATATATTGATAGTATAACATATTTTATAAGACTTGACAAGTTCCCTTAATTCTTGTACAATACCCTTTGTGAGGGTTCAAGGGTTATTAGGCTTATCTATATTATTCTTAAAGATATTCTCAAGGCTTTCACGAGCATCATCAACTGTTGTCAATAACCCCATTTTATTATTTAAAGTAACTTGACCATCTAATTCAATATCAATATCGTCTTCATTTAAATATCTGGTATAGAACATAATCATCTGTTCATCGGTCACTTCAGACATTGTAATAATTTTATCGTACTTAATTAAAAATAAATCTTGATCTGGTAACTCTAACCAAGGTTTGACTTTAACATACTTTCCTCCTGCAGGACTTGAAAGCATTTTCATTATGACTGGATTTGAAAGCATAATGATTGAGTCTCCATCATTCTCATCGACGGAAACAAGTGCAAAGATTTCTTCACCTGTAATTAATTTTAATACTGCGTGAAACTCGTCTCCCATCATCCCAGAATACTTGTACTATTATTTAGGTTTAATTTTTCAAAGGTATTTTAACTATGTCGTAATTAAAGTTTTCTTCATTATATACCTTTATTCTTTCAATTAAATGATTCAGTGTATAATTTCTTCTTGATTTATAACTAATATCATCGGCAATATCATATAGAGTTGCCTTTGTTTTATTGTTTCCTTTTCTTAAGACTCTTCCGATTGATTGAAGGTTTCGTATTCGAGATTTTGATGGGGAAGCAAAGATGACATTATGAAGGTTCTTAATATTAATTCCTGTTGAGAAGGTTCCGTATGAGGCAATAATGATTGCGTTATTCTCCATCTCTGTAATTGAGCGAACCTCTTCTCGATCTTCTGTTGCAACTCCTCCGTGAACGAAGAAGACTCGTCGTTGTTCAAGTACATTACTCTCCTGTATTAAATTATATAGCGGTTCTCCGTGTCCTTCGACCCTTGCGAATAGAATTAATGTATTACCTTTAAGATCAAGGGCAAGATTTTTAATAAAATTATTTCTCTTTTGATGTCCAATAATATATTGAATCTCATCCTCAAATGTCTCAAATTTATTTGGTGAGTGTTTCAATAGAAGCACATTAATATCCAACGTCGCTACATGACCTTTCTTCATAAGCTCGTCTGTCTTAATAATTTTATAAGAAGGACCAAATAAACCTTCTAATACCCACTTATGGGTCTGTGTTCCATCAAGAGTTCCTGTGAAACCAAAACGATACTTGGCATTATCAAGTTTTGACATTATAGATATTAATGACTTTGATTTAAACTGATGTGCTTCATCTCCGATTACACATCCAAAACGATTAAAGTACTTACGAGGAAGTTTGTAGATCGATTGCCAAGTTGTAATGATTACTTGAGAATCTGTTTCTCTTTCTTTACCTGCATATATCTTGTGACAAAATGAGCCAACTTCCCAACCATAATCCTCGAAATCTTTATACATCTGTTCTACTAAAGATGTCGTCGGAACTACTATCAGAATACTTAGTTTTCTTTCAACGTAATATCTCACAATCCCGTATATCATCAGCGACTTTCCTGAAGCAGTTGGAGATATCAATAACCTACGATTGTATTTTAAAGCGTCGTGTACTCCCTGAATCTGATAATCTCTAGGTTTATATTTACTTACAGCATTTAAATAA